ACCGCCCCTCGCCCTTTGAATATGACGTTGATAGTTCCTTCGTCTATACCTGAAGATTTCAAAAGGTTATAGGCATGAGTCCTATCTATCTTCTTGCTCTGTATGCTATCTGCAAGCTCAAGCAGGAGTTGTGTCGATTTTTTGGCAGTTCCATCAACATTTGCAATATCGATGCCAAACCGCTTGAATATCTCTGCGCCGGCAGGGTCACCGGCCCAATACCGAGTTATGGCCGACGAAATTCCCTTGATGGTTCCTATGAACGCGTTTCCATCGCCGCCAGCCTGCTCAACGGTTCGTTTCCAGGCGAACATGTCGCTCGCCGTCTCATTGAGATTGGCCGATAGTCTGGACAGTTCGGCATTGGATGTGATTGTCTCCCGGGTGAAGTCGATCAGCCCGCGCCCGGTCGTAAGGATGGCGAAGAATGCCACCGCCTGGTTGCGCAATTCCTTGAAGAATTCAGCAGCCTTCTTGCCTGAATCCTGCATGTCCTGCGATGTTTTGCGGGCTGCAGCGCTCGTTTCGGAAATGTTCTTTTTCGTCTCCGCCGACCCTCTCTTGAACCCGGAATCATCGAGCCCAAGCTGGACAACAAGAGAATCAATGACGGTCGCCATATTCGTTTACCACTTCTTCGTTGTGTCGGTTGACTGAAAGAATTTCAAGCATGTTGTAGGCGTCCTCAAGCCCATACACAGCCTGGAGTTCGTGCAACGTTGCCATCTTTGAGCTGATCAGAGTTGCAATGATGCCGGGGATGTTTTGATAGCCGATCAGGCCCGGAATGACTGTTTGGGCCTTAACCCCGTAGTCAACTATCCTTCTTGAGTAAAAAAACCGATATGAAGCATCAATACCTCCTTCCGCAACTGCATGAAGGTAAAGATTTCCTCGATGTCGCTATCGAGCAGTTCACGCTCCGGCGCATTGGACGGGACCAACTGGACGCACAGGAGCATTTCCTTCAACAGAGGGTCAAGCGTCTCGAACGGGACAGCCGAAAGCGCCTTCAATCCCATGGTGACCATTTGGGCTACCGGAACGTCCTGATGCCCTTCCGGAATATCGACCCCTGCTGCGGCCATCGCGTGGAAAGCACGCAATGCCCAATTCTCACCCTGTGCAGCCGGCATTTCAGTAATCAGAAAGCGTTTGCCCTTGTCGCGGCCTTCTCGTTCGATGGTGACGATTTTCGTTTTGCGAGTCATGCGCTACCCCTTAGATGGTCATCGGTTGGATGGATTCCCAGGTGATGACATACGATGTCGGCCCGAGGGTTTTCTTGGCATCTGGAATCGGTTTGTAATTAGTAAGTACGCCATTGGTGAGCGTGTACATTTTCCCAATAGAGGGAAGAGTGATGACGCCATTCAGCTTGTAGACGTCTTTCGCGACATCCTGCGCCTGGGCGATGATGTCGAAAATCTTCCGCGACGAACTATCCGCCTGGAGAGAAACCGTCATCTTGTACATGCGCGGAATCCAGCCTGACGACATCTTCCCGTCAACGCCCAGGACATTCTCGGCGGTGTCCGCCGCATCAACTGCGAAAGAGTCATCGGTGGCATATCCCTCAATCTGGACAGAAAGGATGGAGAGGTCTGCGCTGGAAAGCACGAACTTGCTGTTTGCACTGGTAATGGTTGACATGTTTCAGTCCTTAAATAAGAAAGGCCCGCGCTTTGGCTGGCCTCGAAATTGCGATGGATATTTTTACAGAACGGCAATCGATGCGATTGTGATCTGCTGTACAGAGCCGCCGTCCATGTACCAGAAATTGATGGTCGGGCTCTCCCGGTTGCCTCTAGTCTGAGCTGTTGTTTCCGATACCAACGCCTGCAGGTAGTAGCCCTGCGTTTGCAGTTCGTTGGAAATATCCAAACCTGCTGCAGCGTTGATCTGCGCTTTCTGGGCTGTGGAAAGAGACACGCCTTTACGGATCGTTCCGTTTTTCAGCGCCTGCTGGATAGGATCGGCACACCACGCCGTAATGAACGTTTTACCCAAATCGTTATAGGGAGACGAGTTAACTGAGAGCAGTCCTTCGACGACAGCAAGTTGAAGCTGTGCATTCAGAAAAATCTGATTGATGTACGGGTCGATCCATTTGTACTCGCCCGGCACGTTCCCGTTGTAAAAGAATGAGTATTCGTTGTCTTCCCCTGGCGCACCGTAGAACCCGTAATAGCTGGCTCCGTTGGACAGGACAGCCGTTGCATCAGCGAGCGTGTCAACTGTGGTCGACAATCCAGATTGCGATTTGAATGCAAAGGTAATGCGTCCGTTCTCTGCATCCCAGTCGATACAAGCTGCGCAGCTCATGATGAAAGCAGCAATCTGCGCCGTGTTGTAGACAACGCACGTGCCGTTGTACTCGGCTTTCGCCGCTACAGCGCCAAACACTGCATCATTGTTCGCCGTCAGGTACCCGGTATCTGAATCCCACGCTAAATAGAGATACCGCTTGTTCTGGTCGTTTGACCAATCCGCAAATGCGGTCTTGCTAGTCAGATCAGGCTCGAACGTGGTGGTAAAGGTCGCCCAGTTCGCTGTCCCGGCTTTAACCCTGTTCATGGCCGTGACTTCGGTGTCGACATCTGATCCTTGCGACAAAGTACCGGCTGATAGGCCAAGCGAAGACGCTGCCGTGCCGGTGCATTGCGTCATAGTCGACTCAACGCCGGTCGTGCCGCTCGTAATCACGAATTTCGAGAAAGTGGAGTCCCACGTTACTGCCGCCCCGGTCAGGCCAAGCCCGGTCGTCAGCAGCGCTGCCGCATTCGTGAAACTGGTTGCCGTGGACAGATCGATGGTTGCGTAAGTGTGCGCAACGCTGTCGATCGTAACGGTCAACGAACCAGTAATAGCTTTGATGGTCGCCAACGTCTTGCCGGACAGAGATGTGCCGCGCAGCCATGCCGCGCGCGCTGTCTTGACGTACGGAGCAAAGAAAATCGTGCTCGGCAACTGAGTGGCAATAGTGAAGCCGCCAAAATAGATGGTTGCCAGGTCGTATTCCGTGGAAGACGTGCCGAAATACTCGCCCACGTCATCCGCGCTGGCGAATGAGAGCAGCGTACCGACCGGAACGATGGCGTTATCGGTCAGGAATACACCGTTCAGGGCAAGCGGATTGCCACCGGTGCCAACCACTGACGGATTAATTGTTACGATTTGAGAAACCGGAATTGAAGAAGTCATTGTTTACTCCGTTTGATTGCTATCACCAGTGGCATAGGTACTCACCGATGCCTCATTGAAAAAGTCTTGTGCGAAGGTCATGCTGACATTGGCCTGAAGCACAGCCGTGAGAAGCCACCTGCTGTTGTATTGGTTTTCGCCGTCCACAATCGGGGCCATCTGTGGATCGGTGGCGTACATCGGCTGGATGTTGGCGGGCATGCGAAGGCACGCATATCCATCTCGCAAAATGGTTGTAAGAATCCATGCCCATGTGCTGGCATCATCGCCATAACAGTCGATCTGAACGCCATACTGCAGGGCCTGCGTGATCGTCTTCGTTCCGTCCGTTTCCGAATACGATTCCGTGTTCGTGGATAGCCTGTTCTGAGTGATCGGCGTCAGCGAAATAAAACCGCTCTGTGGCATCGGAACATTGTTGTCCAAGCCTTGAACGACATCGCAATCGATCACTCCGATGATTACCGTGCGAAGCGCCGATAGAACATCGCTCTCAGTAATGTTCGTCGTTACCGTCATACCGTCACCGTGGTTGATTGCAGGCAAACGATGACAGCGCACCAATCAGCCCAGGTTTCAGTTACCGCGACAACAAGCCAGTCCTGCACATCGGCCCCAGGCACTTGAGGGAATTTCATGATGTCGCCACCGCTCTGATCCGCCCGTATCGCCCCAGCCCAATTTCCAAGCAGGTAGACCTTCCTCAGCACGCCTTGAATGTTCAGGCTGTCGACGTGCTGCAGGTCATGCGAGCTGACGCCCTGCACCTGTATCTTCACGTCGCTGTGCTTCTCATATACCGGAGTACGCTTGCCATCGTTGGCCGTGGTGTTTCCAGTATTCTTGAGAAGGGTTGCATCGATCTCAGGATTGACTGTCTTGATTGCTGTTCTGACGATTCCGTGAAGATTCATTTCTTCACCTCAAAATCGACACTGCGCTGCATGATCCCAGAATCGACTAAAGGCTTGTCGAACCCTTTTTTTGCAATGGTCGAAGGTGCATTGCCCGGGGTCGAGAATGAAGCAATAGACGAAACGAGCTGGTCTTTGATGCCTTCTCCAACGCGCGTCATCGCCTTCTCGGCATCGTATCCGGTCGCTACCAGATTCTTCCCGAGTGCCGCACCCCATCCGCTCGACTTCGCCGCGATGGTCTGCCGAAAGAATGGACGAGGTGGCGAGTTCTTGGAGCCGTATTCATCCATAAATGCGACTGCCGCCACCGGTCCGCCTCCCTGATCTTCCGGATATGTTGCCGTTTCCAGAAAACCGACGCTCAGCGATTGGCCTTCTGCCAATCCTTTTGCGATGCCGGCCAGTTTCGCCAGCAGCTTGTCACCGCCTTTGAATCCATCCGGCATCATTGCCTCCCGATGTACCGCATGGACCTGAACCGGCCAGATGCTGCCCAATATGCGGCGCCGTACGGCGTTTGCTGAAAATAGGCCTGTGTCCCGTTGGTGGGCGCTACGTAATCAACTGATACAGAAACGCTTCCCTCGGATGCCGAAGTGATGCGACCGACCATCCCGGACGCGCCGTTTCCATTGACTCCTGATCCGTTCAGTGCCGCAATGTGGGCAGTGATCATGTTGAGCAATACCGTCCGTTGCGCCACGTCCGAAACAAGGCTTTTATCCGTGTTGTTCAGATAGAAAGTCGCCTCATCGAAATAGAGTTGAAGCGTGGACGTCGCTACCGTGGAAAACTCCGGATACCTGGCCAAAAATGCAGTTGAATCGAACGTGACAACGCCCATTACTTGACCTCGGTGATGCCGTCAGGCTTGGCGTTCGTATCGAGCGGTTCAAGACCGGTTTTTACATCGGCTTTTTCCTTTGCCTCTGCCTTAGTGCTGTCGGTCTCTTCATGCGCAAAGATCAGCCCGTCCTTGACGAACTTCAGCTTTGCATTTTTCTTCATCCATGCATCGAAAAAAACCTTGTCGACGTCTTCGGTGATGCCATGGCCGCCGATGACGAGTGACGAATTGGAGCCGTTGACCATCTGTTCCTTTTCGCCGAGATGAAGAACGATTCCGTTCGGCAATTTGCAGCCTACCGTTACTGTTGGCATGTTTTTGTTCCTTCAATAAAAAAGCCCGCCGAAGCGGGCCGTTGTGGCGGATGCAAGCTATCAGCCAAGCATTGATGCAATCGCAAACGGGCGGAAGATGACCGTGCCGAATGTGCCTTGCGATTTCTTCTGCAAGAAGCTGGAGGTATCGCGGACGATGGCATGCGCACGCATCTTTTCGGTGAATGCGCAGGTTGCCGTTTCCTGACCGTCGATTTCTTCCACGATCATTTGCACGAGTTCGCCGGAATCAGTCGTATATTCCGGCGCAGTCTCAATACGGGTGTTCGGGAAGTTCTTCTTGATCAGATCATAGGCGTTCACGTTGTACGTGTTCGTCTTGTTCAGATTGGCCGAGTTCGTCGGCGACATTGCCAGGGCCATCTTCGTTTCCATGTCGATGGTGCCATTGCACTGCGCCTGGAGTTTCGCAAACAGCCTGCGCACATCCTCGTAAACCTCTTGCCCGTCAACGTCAGCCCCGGACCAGGTTGCGGTCGGCGCGATCGATGCAGGCAAAGCCGGGTCATTCAGCAGGCCGTAATTTTTCAGGCCGGATACGCCGAAGAAGTACGATTTGTTCTGGTACTTGTTCAGCAACAGGGCCGAAGCAATGCCCAGCTTGGATGCCCAGTCGATACGGGCCAATCCCGCCATTTCCAGCTCTTTCTCGCCCCATTGCGTAATGGTTTGGTAGTGATAACTTTCACGTTGCGGGAAATTAGCGTTCGCGCTGACAGAGCCGTTCGTGTTGAAATCGCCATAGGTCGACACCTGGCCGGTCATTTCAACCGTGGGGAAGGTCGCCGTTGCGGTAGTCCAGTCGCCTTTCTTCGTTTCACCAAGAATGACAGCCGCCTTCATCGGTGCCACGATCACGTCAATCACCTTCGGATCAATGTAATTGGCGAGATATGCAGGGATACCAGCGTTGGAAGTGGTAACGAGCGCCGGCTGCGCATCCATTGCCAGTGCGAAGTTTTGACTTACGCCTTCCGGCATGTAATCCATCGCTCCCGGAAAATGGATACCGGCCTTCGCGGCCAGGAATTGAAAATCAGGTTTCATGTTTAGCCCCAGGTAGTGATTTTGATGAGTTCATTTGCCGAAGCGGCGCTGGCGACCTTGAAAGAGGTTTCCACATAGCCATCAACCGTTGCTCCGGCAGCTCCGGTCTTCACTTCGCCGGTGGTCAGCGATGCGAAGACCTTCTGGCCAACAGTTGCCGTGGTCAGAGTCTTTGCCCAGAAGTCACCGCCGTTGAACAACGTCAGGCCCATGCCGTCCGGGATTACCAGGCTCGATTCGGCCAGGAATGCCGTGATGAGTGCATTGTTTTCGCGATGAACGAAACCGGTTGGCGCCCCAGTTCCGGAATTCAGAACAATGCCATCGGTTGCCCAGGCAAAACGCCCCACGGTTACGCCGCCTGTACCAGCTACCAGCGCGCCGGCATCAGCCAGAACCGTTGCGCGCGGATTGGCCGATGCGAAGTCGCCCGCCACAGCCGGAGCCGGTTGCAGATTTACTGTAGATTGGAAAGTCATTTGATAAGCTCCTTATCACTTGAAGCGGGAAATGTCGGGATGTTTCTCGACAACCGTCTTTACGGATGCCGAGTCCATGCCGCCTTTGAATTGCGGTGCGGGCTTCGCTTTCTCAGCCAGAACCATCTTTGCCAGGGCGCGATATGCGGACGGGTGAACGTCATTGGTATCAACTCCAGATTGGTCCAGTGCGAACTTGTAGACGGCTTCTGCCGAGTCAAGAGCCACTTCGCCAACCAGCGGTGCGACTTCCTTGCGGGCAACGTGCAACGCCTCCATGTCTGACTTGGTCCGCTTCACGGCTGCCGCGATAGCTGCATCCATGGCCGCTTTGGTGACTTGAGGCTGTTTGGGGTCGCCTTCGTCTTCTGCTGTCGCCTCGGCCTGTTCAGCCGCTTTCTTGCGCCGCTTCTGCCCCGGATTGTCCGGATCGTCTTCCCACAACTCATCGTCGTTTTCATCTTCGGCTGGCACCGGAGTTGCAGGACCGTCCTCGACGCCAATCAGCGCATCGAGCAACTTGTCCAAATCTGCGAGATCGGCGTCCTGGGCGAGTTTGCCCTCCAGCGCCTTACGCGCACTTGCCTTTGCAGCAATAAGCCGCTGTTTTTTACTCATGTTCGTATCCTCTTTAAAAGGGTTGGAGTCTGCTACTACTACGTCACGGCCGGCGCGACCTACGTCCACCAGCGCAACATGGTTCCCGATGATGTCGCGCATGATTCCGTCATACTTTGTTCCCTCGAACTCGCCCGAGGTCATGTCGGCCCGGTAGCGGTATGCGCTCGATAATTCGGTTTGTTCTTTGCTCTCGATTCCGGCAATCGCCGCCGCGTCCCATATCGACAGCGAGTCTTTCAGGAATGGATAGAGAAATTCGACGTCGCTGCCGGTAGAACCGACAACCAGGTCCTTTCTCGGGTCGTCTGCCGATACAGGAACGTGCTTTATCAGGATCGGAAGATTCCGGAATGTCGGGGCCGCATTTTTCAGCTCTTCCGGATCCCGCAAGAGCATGTATACCTTGTCAGGTATCAGCCCGAGGCGCTCCGCGTCCGGGATTTCCGACCCGAGATACGGGCATACCATAGCCTTGCTGATGTTCGAGACATCCACATGCAAGCGTCCATCGACATCGTAGTGACGGACCGATCTGTCGAATGCGAATTCAGGGTTTGCCATTTCGTTAAGTCATAAAAAAAGCCAGCTCATCGTCTGGCTTGTTAATCCTCGAAACCGGAGATGATCGCCCGGCTCGTACATCGGCAATTTATCTCTTCGCCGGGCAGCACCCATTTCCCATCGAGATACATGCCCTTGCTCAGGTCGTACTTTTTACCGCTTGCGGCCACATGGGACGGCCTCGGCTCCTTGCCTGCGCCGGAGTGCTGCCAGATCGCTTCTGTGATGCCCAACTCCTTGCGGCGCACGTTCTCAATCACGGCCTTGGCCTTGTTAGACTGATCCCGAGCGATGAACCCTGCCCGTTTTGCGGTGGTGCCGTACCGTGCTTTGATCGTTTTCGAAAGCGTGTCCAGGTCATACCCAGACTTGACCGCTCGCCACACGTCCCCCTGCACGTCTTTCAGGTAATCAGCGCCAATCGATTTGATGAGCGATACGTTTTCCTGCAAGACGGCCTGATAGCCCTCGCATGCCTCTTTACTCATCGTGAATTTGACAGTGAAGCCAGCCTTTTTGAGAGCGGCCATCAAAGCGTCGTCGACATGCCTTGTCGCACCATCGGCAAACATCTTCGCCATCGAGTCTGCAGCCTCGTCAAACTTGCGTTGCCACTGTCTCCCGAGCCGCTCCATCGTCTTGCGCAGATCAACAAAAGGTGCCTTGTCCTGGGCAACCGTGGATAACGGAGGGTTCTTTTTCCATGTTGCCCGGGTCCAGTACAGGAAACTATGTGCCATTTTTGCAACTAGTTCCTGCAGCTCTCTCCGGTACTTTGCCTCTATACCGGCGTTCGCATGAATGGCGTCAAGTTTGATCGGCTTTTTTGTCGGCGCAACGATCTTCATTGCATAAAATTTTGTTGTATACTGGATTCACGCCAAAGATAAACAGGGGAATGTGGTCTGCCTGTTTGAAGCTGAATTAGTTCCTAAACCTTTCAGCGTCTTTGGCTTTATTTTTTGTTCGATTTGAACGCTGTTAGTAAAAACGTCAGCTTATTTCCCCGAAGCTCTGGTGAAACAACGGCCATCTTCCCATTGCTCAAAATTTCAAATCTCCCTGTTTTTTGATTAATGCTCATCTTGCCGTTTTCGATAACGTCTGAAAGATCAGATACAAATCGGTTTGGATCAATTTTCTGCTCTTCTCGCCTCTTAATGATGTGCTGAAGGCCGAACGAATCATCCCCCCATAGAAGATCAATGTTCCCCAGGTCATCGCGTTTAAATGCTCCCTTCACATGACCTTTCTTTTCTTGCAGAAGCTTATCTATTGCCTCTTGACCTCGCACTCCCTTGTGCTCTTGGCCAAGTAATTGCTCAATCTCTTCCGGCGAAGATACACGGGGCTCATCAGCCTCCACTTTCTCCAGATTCGACCGCGCTCCAGATCTTCCGCCATCACCAAACTTCCCATCATCACTTCTTGGGTGATCGTCTTCGTTCCACTGGCTATCTTGAGCCGCAACAACAACATCGTCTTCTTCCGGTTTGGAATCAGCGTCAGGCAGCGTCGGAACATCCTCGACATCAAGCGATGTGTATCCAGATTTAGGATCAGCAGCCAGGCGGGCACGCTCTTCCAAATTGCTGATTGATCCAGTTTGAATGAGGTTCGCTCCGGTTTCAGAATCCGTCTTACGGATCCTTGCCTGGGCCTCTTCGTCAACCTGCTTGAGCGGAATCCATTCAATGCCGATTGCCGGATCAATCTCGCCGAATTTGTCTAGCTGGATGATTGAAATAATCTTATGCAGGTTGTCCGAAAAGAGGTCTTCCTGCATGGAGTTGATATAGTCGTAATAGACCGATATTTCCCCCTCATCCGATGCGTTTAGCCCGGTCGGCGTGATGCCGAACAGCTTGACCAGTGGCGTATGGCACGGAGCCGCCATGTGCTCTTGCGATTGCGCCTGCAGCTTGTCCAGCCCGGCCAACGACGTGTTGAACTGAAAAAATTCCTCGGTATCCTTATCTAGAAGCATCAGGCCGCGGTTGTCGCGCGCCTTGTTGAACAGGGCCGCACGATCGAAAATGTTCTGCCCCTCCCCTCCGGCAAGGGCATCACCCATATTCGTCTTTAAACCGCTGATTGAGAACGAATGCAGCAGGTCGGACACAGAATCACGCGTGCGAAGCCATGAGTTAACGTACGGCTCCATCAGCTGGGACATACTCATGCCGCCAAAGTTGTAAGCCGGTTTCAGCATATCCGGCACTTCGCGGCTGACGAACGTCAGCAGGCGGCTTGCATGGGTGAGTTTTCCCATGACAAACCAGCTCGTCGGCTTGAAAAAATCTTTCGCGAGCGGATCCGTCGAATTGTATGCATATGGCGCAGTCCAGATCGGTTCGACCGACTTGAACCCTTCCAGCGTTCCAGGATTGATCGTTTCCTTCCTGATCACAAGCGGAAGCTGGCGTGTTTCGTCCGTATCGCCTTTCAGACTGACATGGATTTGCCCGCGCCCGAAAAATCCATCATGCTCGGCTGCCGTCCGGAACAGATCACGAACCTTGTGCCGCTTCAGTTCGGACTCGATAACCTCAATCTTGCCAGCCTTATCCCCTTCTCCGTGCGAAACGACCTTGCACCACTTCCGAGTCATTTCCTTTGCGGTGGTTTCGGTCGGGCTACGGTATTCGGATCGCTGAGCCAGTTCGGACAGATACGGATAGCCCGGAAATCCCATCCCGCGATAGGTTTGGCTGGCATATTCATAGATGGCGGAATCTGCCGTATCCATTGCCATTTTTGCCGATTCTGGGATGACCCCAGGCGGCAAATCCGGGCGCTTTACCTCATACCGGACCGGCTCTGGCTCTTGCCCGGCGAATCGGGACAGCAAGGAATAGCTGATAGCCAGCTTTTCGGCATGCGTCTGCCTGGCGGCGATGTGTTCTCGCGCTTTGTTTCGTCTGGTATTTCGGATTTTCATGCACGCCCTATCAAGGCTTGGTTTATCTGCAGCGGCGCGCTACCCGGCGCAAAGGCCATCACCAGAGCATCGGCAAGGTTCGGCGATTTCACCTCACGCTTTGCCAAATCCTTTTTGCTCTCGACCTGGACGCGGCAGTTCTTGTCGTAATCTCGCTTTGGCGTCGACAGCTCTTCGATGAGTTGATCGAGATAAGGAAGATCGCTCGCCAGGCTTATCAGCTCGTCATCCTTGAACTTCTGCCCGTTCCTCACTGCATTGAATGTGTTCTTGAACCGGTCTGCCAGCATCCACCAAGCCTGCGCCTTGATGTTGGCGAACATATCCTTGTTTTTCGTATGCTGCGTATAGAACGAATCCGGCCTATATACCGCGCCACCCGCGTTAAATTTCGCGTAGTGGACCCTGCGGCCCTCTATTAGGGCGTTGTTAAGTTCGCCAAATTTCGCCCCGGCCGTCGCTCCTACCCCGATGGAGTCGTAAATGATTTCTGACTCTCGTTCTCGCGCTGCACGATAGACGCGCGTGCAGGATTTCAGCAGCTCATCCTCTCCGGACTTCCACATGTCGGCCCAAAGCACAACATAGCCATGCGCGTATACGTTGGCGCACTTGTCTTCGCCAGAGTCGGCCACGTCGAAACCGATGCGTTTTCTTCCAGACATGGGGATGTTCAATGCCTCGTGAGCATCGACAGCAGCCATGATCCAGGAGCGCTTTATGATCGCTTCGTCGTCGTCCTGCTTCGGAACACCGAGATAGATATGCTCGTATTCCTCGTAATCCTCTTCCTTGGCCGCATCGATAATCTGCAGCATCGTGTCCGACAAGAAAGGGTTCTCGTCGTAATTGATCTTCCGAACAATCGTATTCGGCGGCGGATTCACCACGAACCGCTTATAGGCAAAGTCCGTTGCCAGCCTCGGGTTGAAGATTACCCAGATCTGTGAGCCTGCTTTTCGTACGGTCGGCTCAAGAATTTTCCACTGCGCCTCGGTCAGGTTGTGCGCTTCCTCAATCCAGAGAACGTCTATCCCTTCAAGCGACTTGATTTCATCAATCGAGCGCCACAGCCCATAGAAAAGGAACTCACTCCCCGTCTCAATATTCGTGATGCTGGTATCCAGGACCTTGAACCTGGACTGGAGCCCAAACCGATCTATCTGCGTTTTCAGCAGTGTGTAGACCGAATCGCTAATCCTGTTCTGGAACTGCCTGGCACAAACGAACCGAAGCTTGTAATTGTCAGTCAGGAACGTTGCGAAGCCAGCGGCATCCCATGACTTCGATGATGAGCGCCCCCCGACCAAAACACGATTGCGCGCTTTAGCAAGCCAGAAATCCCTCAATGCTGGGTTCAGTGTCGGCTTAGCTGTCCCCATAGAAGTGGATCAATCCAGAAGGTGCTTTCGTGGCAGATGCCTTGGTCAGGTCATCCACGGCGTCCTTGTTAGCCCTCAGCAGGTTTATGCCGATCTCGCTGGACTCGTTGGCCATCTTTGTGAGTACCGCAATCCCCTTGAGCGTTTCCATGCTCTCGGCGGTCATCGGCGCAGCATCATCGATCTCGGCAACTTTGTTATTTGCTATGCCTGCCAGCCGGTGAGCCGTGGCCGCGCCGTAATGGGCCGCATCGGCCAGGTTCTCGGAAATAGCTTTCAGCCGATCAGCCAAAGTGCGCGCGCTTATCTGCGCACTTATCGGAAGAGCATTAAAAGCAGTTTCCGCAACAACCAATTGATTCGCAACAGCTTTTATTTGTTTCGTCTGCGCACTAAAGCGCTTTCTGATCGCCGCTTCGGATATACCGAATTCCCGCGCTAGTGCTCGGCCTTCTTCGCCGTCGACAAGACGCTTTCCGATTTCCTCCCATTGCTTTTCAGTCAGCTTTGATTTGCGTCCCATACATCACCAGAAAAAAGAGAGCCCGCGGAAGCGGGCTCGAATCATCGCACAAGTCAACTGAAGGAAAGGCACTACAAAAACACAACAAAAAATATAACTTTTAACTTGATTAAAGTTATGTTTGAGTTATAATATAACTCATGAACACGATCAACTGGACAAACAAAGCAGCCAAGCAACTCCGCAAAATTGCGGACAAGAAGACGAGCGCTGCAATCTACGATGAAGTGCAGGTTCTTGATTCATGGCCCAACGCTTCAGCTGACATCAAGCGCCTTCAAGGCCGAGACGATTACCGCCTCCGCGTTGGCAATTACCGTGTAATCTTCGAAATCGATACGAACAACCGTCCGGTTATCATCACCATCATGCAAGTGGAAAAACGAAATGAGCGAACATACTAATATTCAGATCATCCGGGACGGTGCGGGGAAACCCGCTTTCGTCGTCATCCCCTATTCCGATTATGTCGGTATGAAAGGGAATTCCCCGGAGCATAAAGCCGATGTGACCATCCCTAATGAAGTCGTCGGCAAAGTCATCAAGGATGGCATGACCATCGTCCAAGCTTGGCGCGAGCACCTAGGTTTGAACCAGGTCGACGTCGCCGACCGGCTAGGGATTTCTCAACCTGCTTATGCAAAACAAGAGAAGAGCGACAATCTACGCAAATCAACCAAAGAAAAGATTGCCGCGGCCTTCCGTATCGACGTTTCTCAACTCGATTGGTGATTCAGGGATTGGGCTGGCATCCGGTTACGCCGAAGCGCTGCCAGCACGGTACTGAAGAGATAAAAATGAATTCAGGCGAGTTACAGCGTCTCGCGCCGTTATGCTTTACGGCTGATTAGTGGCTCATATTGCCGGTCAGGAAGCCGGCTTGCCTCATCTTTTGCCCAAGGTGGCATCACATAACACATCCGAAATGCTGGTTTCTATCTCAAATAATGGGCGCAGAATGCAAAAAACCCGGCAGCTTTTGGCTCCGGGTTCTTCAGTGCGAATTAACGCACTCTACATTAATTGGATGCCATTTTTACATAAAAAGTGTGGTCTGTAAATAAAAACATGTGATTTTGTTCATCTCGTTGCAAATCATCCACGCCACCGTGTCAGAACCATGTTGCACGCCTGCCGGACAAGGTTGTGGTATTGCCACGGCTGCACGCCCATCAGTCTTGCCGCCTGCCCCCGGCCTTTGACCATGACAACGCGATGCTCTTCCGCATACCTCCCAAGCTGGTGCATCACGAATGCCTTGCGGTGCCGCTCGGGCAGGTTCTTTACCACCGCCTCAAACCGGATCGCCATTGGCTCATCTACTGGCGCAACATATTCATCGTTTGCGCTTCCTCTGCTTGCAGTCTTATAGATGAACCCCATCGGGCACCGATACCCGACCGGCATCCAGTCTTTCATCCTCCCGTATCTGATCCAGTTGTCCAGCGGGATGGCCAGCATCTTCTCTATTTCTTTCGTTCCGTACATTGGCCTCTCCTGTGTTGATGGATCTCGGTATTTCCATGATGGCAGTGCGTGGCTTGGTTCCCGACTTCGACGGCCGCCGACGAAGTGCAGCGCCAGCCATTCTGATCGGGATATGGGCAGCTCTGTCATTATTCGAGTGCTCGCGATACCGCAATACTTGCGGCCGCCATAAA